GTCTGGTCAATGTTGGGGTTGTGGTCGTGGCGGTTGCCGCGGGGTTGCCCCCCGCCGATACACAACGCAGACGGGTCACGGCTGTTGCCGGCCTTGCCCAAACTCGGGTCGCACGCACCATAAAAAATCCAATCCGAATCACGATTGACCCAAAAATTCAGGCTGTTCGCAAACGGCGCGGCCTCACCAGCAACCGGATCATTCTGATATTCCGAATCGAACGTCGCATGGCCGTCACGCGCACGGATTTTCATCAATGCCAATACGCCGCGAGCCGCCCAAGAAGTGACCGCGCCGCGCTCCATTTCGTCCTTGTTTGCCTGATAAAACGCCTCGGCCACCGTCTCGCCGTCGTTTCGGAAAAGTTCCTCCCAGCGGTCCCACAAATCCATGCGGTCGGGCCAGCGTTTCATCGCCTTAAACTTAATACCGTGCCAAAACGGGTTATTCAAAGTGCGGTTCAGTACGCTGTCGTAATGCAAAATCGTGCCGATATAGATCACATCGTATTTCTGGCCGACCCCGCCCAGAGGCAATACCGTTTTAGTCAGCCACGCATTGAGCTTGTCGCGCTGTTCGGGATTGCGGACTTGCTCGTCATTCTCAATATCGTCCAAAACAGTTAAGTCAGGGCGGTAAGGGCCGTGACGCAAACCGCGCAGCTTTTTACCGCTACCGGCCACTTGGACTTTAACGTCATTGGCCGTCACAATCGTACCGGCCTGCCATACACGGCCTTGCCCGCATACTTCCGGAAAGTCGGTTTTCAAGCGTGGATTAAACTCAAGTTCTGCCTTAATGGCCTCCAGCATCGGATACGCTTGGTCGATACTGTCCATTACGATGACCGCATAATGTTTTTGGCCGGTCACAATACACCACAGCGTAAACAACTGAGTAACCTGCGTCGATTTACCCTCGCCACGCGGCGCACCTACCGCCTCATTTTCCCCTTTTGGGGAGCGGATAATCTCCGGCAGACGGCTGAATAAAAACGCATGCAGTTCGGATTTCTCAGGCGAGCGGATATAATGGGGGAAGTAGGTATTTACGAAATATTCGTAACCGCCTACTGGGTCAAATACCTTGGTACGGCGTGCAGCAATAGCCTTGGGCGACGCATCAAAGCCGTCCACTTCCGCTTCGATGACTTGGCGCAGACTGGCGGCCAGTTCGGCAAGGGATTTGAGGAATTCTTTATTTTTCATATGGAGCGCTCAAAATGGATTGGTTAGACAGAAACCTGCAACACGAAATATTAAAAGAGCTTAATAACATTTATCCTGATAGCAAGACATATGAATATTGGATAGATGCCGCTATTGCTCAAGTTGTAGGAGTCATAGAAACAGTAGGAGAGGCAGAACTATATATTGCAAAGCGATCAGCAAATCTGCGATATTTGGCAGAACATGGTTTGGTTGTTTGCAACGATAAGAATTTAAGCGCTACCGTTAAAATCACGGCCAAAGGCATAGATTTCCTTACCGATGATGGCGGCCTATCCGCCATTCTTGGTGTTGTCACGGTCAGGTTGCACAGCGACACCATTCAAGCCTTACTGGATGCCAAAATCAACGAAGCAAACATCCCTCCGGAAGAAAAAAGCAGACTAAAGGGCATCTTAAGCAAAATGGGAGATGTCGCATTGGCGAAATTTACCGAGAAAGCCATCGACGCTGTTACATCTCCTCAAATTATCAATCTGCTGCAAAGTTTATAAAGGGTCGGGTTTGATACTCCGACCTTTTTTTTCAGACGGCCTTGTAATAGTGAACGACAGGTTTTTTTAGCGGTTTGGGATAAACCTTGAAACAAAAAGGAAGTGGCTCTCCCGTTTTCATTTCATGCATGGCGGACATAAAGTAAAAAAACTGGTCGGCCAGCCAAAACAACGGCTCCAGCTTATAGCGCGGTGCGACTGCAGGAGTTTCACTTTCCCAATCGGCAATCCAAATCGGGCAAAACAAAAACCAGCCCTTATGTGTGTATTCGACTTTCAACTTATCCAAACTTCTTCTCCACTTCCGCCCCAAACGGCTCCAATACCTCCACAAAGGCAGGCAAATGTTTGGGGTGTTTTTCTTGCACAAACGCCATCAAGAACTCAATCAATTCCAAAGCCGTCGCCAGTTTTGACGTTTCCGGCATCACACGGGCATTGGCCGATACAGTTTTCGTAAACGCATCGGCCAGGCTGGCCAACAGCTTCGCACGGTCCGATGGCGGCAGATCTTCGGTACTCGAATCCTGCAGCATCGTCATCGTGCTGTTGTACTGCACCATAAAACCGGCCAACATCGCACGGCTCAAGTCCTCAATACCGCCGCCGGCCAAAGTGTAGGCGGCGCGCATCTTATCCCAGTCGTCGCCTTTTTCCTTATCCGCACGTTTCCACGCACGCGCAGTGGCCTGCGGGATTTCGCACATCAAGGCCGCCGTTTCCAAAGTTTGCTCGCCGCTCACATAGAGCCGGCGTAACTTTTCACGGATTTCTTGCGGGTGAGCCATAATTACAGTCCCATTTTCGCTTTAAGCAATTCCCAGCCGACCGTAATCACACCGCCGCCCAGTGCGCCGAATGTAATGGCCGTGCGTTTCGTGTCTTGGCGGATTTGTGCAATTTCCGCCTGCATTTCCTTCTGATTTTTCAGAGTTTGATCAGTCTTGTTTTCAATACGCGCCAAGGCTTCCAAAATCGGGTCGCTCATGATTTGTCCGCTTTCCTGTCCAGTTTTTCGTTTACTTTTTCCAACTTGTTTTCGATGCGTCCCAACGAAGCCGCAATATTGTCGCGGTCTGCCTTGGCATCTTGCTTGGTGTGATAAGAGAGCTTGACCGCGTGCAGCTCCTCTTTAAGGTCATCGATACGCTTGTCCGCCTCTTTCAGACGGCCTGAAATGCCGTTGACCCAAAACCAAAACGCCGCCGTTGCAATCGGCCAAAGAGTTTTAAAACCAAATTCAAAGTCCATTTAAAACCCCTTTAAACCGGCACATCGCCGAATACGATACGGACCGCGTAGCCTTCGGGATGACGACTCGCCGCCTCGACCTTTTGGCCGTCAAAAAAGACTGAGTAATATTTCCGCAAAATACCAATCACATCAGCAGGAGCGGTCGCGGAAAACTCCACACAAAAGGTCGTCTGAAAATCCTTATCCATACGCACCGCGTACTCAATGCCTGCCTTATCCAACAGTTCGGAAACATGAATGACAAACGGCTCTTGCTCGCGTGCGCGGCTTAAGCCCAATTCCAAGTCCGCATGGCGGCAGGCGACCGTGCGTTGTACCAACTCACGATAAGTCGTCATCGCGCGCCCTCCGAACCGTCAACTTCCGCTTGACTGTTGACCCAATCGCGCCACGCCTGATTTTGGTTTTCCAGCTCCGAAACATAGCCGCCAAACTCAGCGGCGTGTTCCAACAGCGTGGCCGTCTTGCCGTCTTTCGGCGGATTCGGGCGCACCGGTGCGACCATCAACGCGGCAGGCGGTGTCGGCATGACCGCCTTTTCGACAATCTTAATTTCCGTAGCCAAGGGCGCGCTTGTAGAGCTGCAGGCCGTGATGGCCAAAGCCGTCAATACAACCGCCGCTTGCATTTTTACGGTCTTGAGTAAGGACATTTTCGATTTCCTTTTTATTTTCCGTTTTCAGACGGCTGACTTCCGCCTGTTTTTTCGCCAAAGCCATGCCGACGGCGTGCGCCTTAACTTCATATTTTTTCGCTTCCGCGCGTGCCTGTTCCAGTTCGCGGGCGTAGTTTTGAGCCGACAACAGCAGGGCTTGCGCCTTGTCTTTTTCCATCTTGTCGATGACCGCCTGCTGCTTCGCAAACGCCGACTTGTAGCCTTGATGGTGCGACACGGCCAAGCCCGTGCCGACAAGCGCGATGATGGCAATCGGTTGCCAGTTATTCGCCAGCAGTTTCACGAGATTCATTCTCAACCTCCTGCCGTTTCACGCTGACCAGCGAGCGCGCCACCGCATAGCCGCCCACGATGCCCAAATAAACCGCCCAAACCTCTGCCGAAGGGTCGGGCAGCATGACGAATTTAACCGTCCCCGCCGCGCAGGCAACGTTTGCCCACAGTTTCGAGTGCGACACATTGCCTGTCGCCGGGTTTTTAAAAATATCCAAAATACGCATTGCTATTCCACAGTTTTGGTTTGCAGGTGCCGTTGCAGCATTTCCCGATAATTGGCCAGTTCGCCCTCCGCAAATTCAAACGCCGCCAAATCAGCCCGTTCGCTTGCCTCACGGCTTTTGCTCGACCACAGCTCAATCATCTTTTCGTAAAATTCAACCTGTCCCATGATTAACGACGATTCTTGCGTTTACGCGCCGCACGTTTCGCAGCCGCCACGCCCGACTTACCCAGACGCATAGACGGATGTTGTTTCAAATAGCCAATACTGGCAGGCTTAATCTCAAATTCAGGCATCTGCGGTTTCAAGACAGACAGAGCCAAAGCGATCAAAGACTTTTTCATACTTTCGCCGCTCCCAATTCGCTTGCAATCGCGTCCGCAATCGCGCGGCAGATGCCCCATTTAGTAGTCTTAAACAAGGCCAAATCAGTGTCGTTACTGATAAAAAACGGCTCAAACACAATGCCGCCGGCTTGTGCATAAGCCAGGCGCGAATGCTGGCCCGCATTGTCTGGTTTAAAGCCGTCTTCGCCGCGTAGTTTCCAGCCGGTTTTCTTGGCAACAGCTTTGCTCAACACCTGACACCAGCGTTTGTTTTTGACGGTACTCAACGCCTCAATGCCCGTAGCTGCTTTACTGGCCGCCGCGTTGGTATGGAACTCAATCGCCACATCCGAGCCGCGAATCAGCTTTACAGCTTCGCGCAGCGGCATATTGCCTTTGCCCGTGCCGTCGGTTTTAACGGTCAAGCCGTAGTCATCGCGCAATATAGACGCCACGATGTTGCGCATATCCTGCGCCAAGTCCGCCTCACGGTCGCTTCCGTTGACCGCACCCGGGTCGGTGTTGCTGTGTCCGGCAGTCAGACAAACAATTTTGCTCATTAAAGCCTCCCTCAAAATCAGATTAAAATGCACTTTCAGAGTGCTTACATTTTCAAACGGCATGGCTTTTGCAGTGGGCGAAACAGTGTCAGTAGACAACAAAAAGGCCGCCTGTTGTTCAGACGGCCTTTAAGAATTGTTTTTTTAACGGCAGTTAAACCAACTTCTGTCGGCTGGGAAAAATGGCGGCAATATGTCTAAGTTTGCCAGATTGTCTCCATCAATAGATTTATATCCATCATCAAGGAACAATTTTGCCAAATCGTCAGATTCAGGGTGTTGGTCAAAATCAAGTTTTAATAAGGGCTTTTTGTATCCGTTATCAAGATATTCACTATACAGATTCAAATTTCTTAAAGCAGATTCACGCACCGATACAGACAACAATAAAGCCTCACATTTATACGGGAATTCTCTTTCGTGGTATGCCTGTAAGGCCTTTTTATACTCACTTTGTGCCAATTCAATACAGTTTTCCCATATTGTAGCTTTAGACACAACCTCAATTAAATCTGCTTTTTTTCTATGCAGTTTCGACAACCCTAGTTTTTTGGCCAACTTGCAAATTTCTTGATATACCATCAGCTGTAACAAGTCGTGCAGGTTGTGCGGCTCTTTGGGGTAGTATTTTGTAAATTCATAAAACCAGCCAGTTTTATGATTTGCCACACAATACTGCACGCATTTATCAAATTCAGGCCATTTGAATCCGTCTGCCCTTAACAAATCACATAAAGCATTTTTACCGGCATGTGGATTACCCGAATTTATTACGACGATATTCCTGATTTCATTAAAAGATACACCGAAAAAATCCCATTTGTATTCTGTACAAAGGCTGTCAAAAGCCGCACCATGGAAATAATGAAATCTGCTTTCTTCGTCATCAGGCCTGATTTGAGTATATACATTTACGCTACTCATAGCATTTCCAAAAAAATTATAATTAATCAGCATTATAACTTAAAAGAAAAACCGTAAACAAAAACAGGTTATCTATCCCATTTTGGTTTACGGCTTCAAAAATACATTTTCTAAAACAAATTTTCCTGCTCCGCTTCCTTATCCGCCTGTTTCAGAATCCGCCACACATGGCGGTCGCTTAAGCGGTGTGCCAAGGCCAAATCGTTAACGGCCTCATATGCAGGGGTGCCACCTGCCGTCTGTCGGTCAAACTGACTGCGGATTTTACGGTTTCGCAGCTCATACAAGGCCGTCTCGCAACGGGGTATAAACAGATTGCACGGAGCCATTGCCTCCACCAGCCGACCGGCCGCCTCACTGCCGATAATCTCCTCCAAGTACGCAACACGGGATTGACTGTTTTTCGTATAACCCTGCCGCAACGGATAAGTCGTACCGCCCATCAGGCGCACCAACTCCAGCGTTTCATTAAACCCGATGACCGTAATCAACGCCTGCACACTATCAGGGAGCAGATGCTTGACCGCGCCAAAATCTGCCGTCTCATACATCACACAGCCCCTTTCTTACGGCGGTTCGCCGCAATCTGCAACGCCGCCACCAGCTTGTGCATATTGCCGTCGGACAACCATTCCACGCGGTCAACCTTAAACATCTTTTTCGCCGTACCGTGCGCATAATTCCAGCTCCAGCCGTTATCCAGCAGCAGGGCTTCGATTTTCCGCATCATCAGGTCGGCGGAAGAGCGGCGGTTCGGTCGTTGCCCCGCCGTTTTTTTCGGCGTAAACCCATGTTGGCGCAAATCCTCGACCACGCGCTCCAGCTCAGGGATACTGCACTCCGTACACGACCGCTTGCCCGTCACGCGCTCCAACACCGCGCGATAGGTACCGTCGTCCAAGCCCAGCTCCTTTTGAGCAATTTTAATTTTCGCAATCAACGCCCGGCGCATTATTTCTCCAATACAACATATAGTATAAATTAGCGCATATTATACCAATAAAATACAATATATAGTATTAAGTCGATGTTTTTTTGCGAAACTGACAGACATAAAAAAGGCCGTCTGAAACAGGTTTTGAACTGTTTTCAGACGACCTTTTGCCGGGCGTACTAGTTAGTTGTCTACAAAAGGAAGTTTCATTTGTGGTGCACCATGCCGGTGTTCCAATACTTCCAGAATTCGATACTCCGTTTTCATATTTTCCCCTTTGATATATTGTAGTTTATGCAAGCGCGCTTTGATGATATCCCCTTTAGCAAAAGCTACTTCTCCTGATTGCACAAGCCTGAGAAATTCTTCATCTTCGACATCCGCATTGAATATGGAATTACCATCAGAAAACCGCCATTTATAGTTACCCTCGAAAGACAGACTTACTACCTGAAGATTCATCTTTACTTCGTCATCGGCAAGGATTTCATCTTCTTCTTTCGGTGGCTCGAAAAAAGGCACTTCTGACTCCTTGATGACCATAAATCGGGAAGTTTGCTCTAAATCGGTAACAGCAAATTCATCAATACCTTCCTGCTCTAATGGGGATAATACATCTTTAAATGCTTCATGGATTTTGTGGTTTTGGTAAAGCCATAATACCTGCTTCTCAGTTTCGTAATATTCATCACCGACATACACCTTAAAGGTTTCATCACCAACCGTCTCAATTTTAGAAATCTTGCGGCTTCTCAGCCATTTTATTAGCCCAATTAAACCTTTTCCCGTATATTTAGTTATTCCCGCCGTACCCCATACCAAACCAAGCCATTCAAGCAGGTTTTTGGCTGTGGCAATATTCTCAGAAGTAAATAACGACTTACTTAAATCCACTAGTGAAACAAACGTATTCAACTCAATGCCGAAGCAACCTGTTTTAAATGAAGCTTTTACATTAACGCTTACTTTGGCACGGCTCCCGTTGATTGCTGCATTAGCTTCTTCCAATAATGTACCGAATGCATAAAGCGCAGGAGCAAGGGTTTGCACATTCATTTCATTGTTGCGCAATGCTTCACCATCATACAGTACATTGAATTTTTCGTGGCTCATACGGATCTTCATCTTCTTCTTCCTAATCCGACGATTTTAGCCTATTTTAAACACATCTCCTATCAAAAATATACTGTATTTCGAATAAAAAAGCCCCCTGAAAAAAGGTTTTAAAAACCATTCTGAAGGGCCCTTTCACT